TTCATTCGCAGAATTTTTAGGGCAAAAACAGAGGCTTAATGGCAACCGCTCGTCCGAAAACTGCGCCTGATCCGGCGCCCGATGGCGCGCAATGGCCGGCCGACCATGTCGAGCGCTGGCCGATCGAGCGGTTGATTCCCTACGCCCGCAACGCCCGAACGCACTCGGATGCGCAGATTGCGCAGATTGCCGCATCCATCCGCGAATGGGGTTGGACCGCGGCGGTACTGGTCGATGAAGCCGGCACCATCATAGCCGGACACGGCCGCGTCCTGGCCGCCAGGCAGTTGGCCCTCGCGGACGTCCCGGTGACCGTCGCCCGCGGTTGGTCGGACGCGCAGAAGCGCGCCTACACCCTGGCCGACAACAAGCTGGCGATGAATGCCGGCTGGGACGAGGAGATGCTCAAGCTCGAGCTTGGCGACCTGCAACTGGAAGGCTTCGACGTCGGGCTGATCGGCTTTGACGGCACTGAGATGGACGGGTTGTTTGGTGACGCGGGCGACGCCGACGGCGGCCTCGGCGGGTCATCCGGCGTCGGCAGCCTGGCCGAGAAGTTCGGCGTCCCGCCGTTCACCGTGCTGAATGCCCGCGAAGGCTGGTGGCAGGACCGCAAGCGGGCGTGGTTGGCGCTGGGGATACAAAGCGAGCTTGGGCGGGGTGACGTGCAGCCGGGGTTGTCTGGTTCGCCCGAAGACTACCGTAGACGCGAAGGAAACTATGCGAAGCCGGCGCCCGACTACAGCAAGCGCGAACGCGGCGACGGTCGCGGGCGGCCGGTTCATTGAGCGCCACCGAACAGCCCGCATCGGGCGGCCGGATCTCGCTTACGTTCGCCAAAGGGCGGTCGATCGATGACCCGGACCTCGATCCGGTATCGCGCAAACTGCTGGAGCAATCGTCCGGCACCTCAATCTTCGACCCGGTGCTGTGCGAACTCGCCTACCGCTGGTTCTGTCCGCCCACCGGTCTCGTGCTCGATCCGTTCTCCGGCGGATCGGTCCGCGGCATTGTCGCCTCGAAGCTCGGCCGCGCCTATGTCGGCGTCGATTTGCGAGCGGAACAGGTCGCCGCCAATCGTGCGCAGGCAGCAACGATATGCTCTGATCCGCAACCGGTCTGGCATGTCGGCGACAGTCGCACCATCGACCGGCTGGCGGAGGGCGTGGCGGCCGACTTCCTGTTCTCATGCCCGCCGTATGCCGATCTCGAACGCTACAGCGACGACCCGGCGGACCTATCGACAATGGACTATGACGGCTTCCTGGTGGCGTATCGCGAGATCATTGCCAAGGCCGCCGGGATGCTGCGGCCGGACCGGTTCGCCTGCTTCGTGGTCGGCGACGTGCGCGACAAGAAAGGGTTCTACCGCGGCTTCCCGTGGCACACGATCGCCGCCTTCGAGGCCGCGGGCTGCCGGCTCTACAACGAGGCTATCCTGGTGACCGCCGTCGGCTCGCTGCCAGTGCGCGTCGGGCGCCAGTTCGAGGCCGCGCGCAAGCTTGGCAAGACCCATCAACAGGTTCTCGTATTCGCGAAGGGCGATCCGGCCAAGGCGACGCGGGCGGTCGGGCCGGTTGAGTTCGGCGACATCGCCGAGGCCGAAGCGGCGGCCGAGGCGGAGTTCGGCGAACCGTTGTGACCGCGCCGGCGGTCCGCCGCCACGCCGGGGTCGATGTCGTCCGCGACGATCTCTACCCGGGCGGGACAAAGACGCGGTTCCTGCTCGGCGTCTGCGCTGGCCATGCCGAGGTCGTCTATGCCAGCCCGGCCGAGGGCGGTGCCCAAACGGCGTTGGCCTATGCCGCGCGCCAGGCGAACAGTCAGGCAACCATATTTGTCGCCAAGCGCGCGCAGCCGCATCCGCGGGCGCTGCTGGCGAAGCGGCTGGGTGCCAAGGTCTTGCAGGTCACGCCCGGTTATCTCTCCGTGGTGCAGTCCCGGGCGCGGGCTTATTGCGACAAGACGGGTGCGACGTTGCTGCCGTTCGGCGGCGACATCCCGGCGGCCCATGCGACGATCCGCGACGCCGCGCTGGCGACCGGGCTGGATCCGGACGAGATCTGGTGTGCGGCCGGCTCGGGCGTGCTGATGCGGGCGTTGGCGGCGGCTTGGCCGCGGGCGCGGCGGCACGCGGTGCAGATCGGCCGGACGCTGACGCCGGCGGATGTGGCGGGTGCGATGATCCATGTGTGGCCCAAGCCGTTTGGGGCATCCGGGCCGGCGGCGCCGTTCCCGGCGGACCCGCATTACGATGCCAAGGCGTGGGCGGTGTGTGCGGCGAAGCATGGCCCGGGCCGGGTGGCGTTCTGGTGCGTCACCGGCCCGGCCGCGGGTTAGTGCGGCAAGTCGAACGTGAACATGACCTCCTGCGCGCCGAAGACGGCCGCGGCACCGCAGTATTCGCACACGTAGTTGCGCGCGTCCGGCTCGACGCCCTCGGCATCCTCGCCGCACGCGAGGCAAAAGCCCGGGTTGTCCAGATTGGTGTCATAGCGATCGATGGCGTCGCCGACGCGCTCGCAGGTAATCGACGGGTGGATCTTACGCGGGATCATCGGCCGGTCTCCGGCAGCGGGTAGGAGCGGCCTTCCGGCGTGACGGCGTAGATGATGGCGCGGCGACCGTACTGGCCGTGCTCGGCGTTCAACTTGGCGGCTTCGGCGTGGGCGTCGGCGGCGGTGTCCGCCTGGACCTGGTAGGTTTCGAGCGGGCCTTTGCGGAAATGCACGATGTAATGCGTGGCCCGGGCGATCTGGGCGGCGTGGGCGAGGTCGGCCGGATGCGGCTTGCGGGCCATGTCAGTTGGCTCCCGCGCGCTTGGCCTTGATGGCGATGACGGCGAGGTCGCGATAGCGCGCGAGGGCCTTTGGGCTGCTGCTGGTCGGGTTGATGACGATGGCCTCGAGACCTTCGGCATTGCCGGCGGCGGCGAGTTCGACCAGGCGGGCCAGTTTGGCGCGGAAAGGCTTATGCGTTGCGGCCGAGAAATCAGGCACCGCGGGCAGGATGCCGGCCTCGGCCTGGGCGAGGACCTCGGCGCGCTTGCCGGCGGTGGGGCGGCCCATTGCCGCGCGCGCGATCTCGACGACAATGAAGCCGCCTTCGACCGCCTCAATTTTATGCGGCTGGGTGGTTTTTGTTGCCAGGCGCTCGGCGGCGCGCTGGGCGTTGGAACGTTTGTTGTAGATTTTCATCGGGCTTGTCCCCTGCCGCGGCAGGATCGCCCGGCCACAGCAGAGAGCCCGAAACCCACCGGCAAACGGAGCGGCAAGAGAGCGCTCCGGCTCTGCTGGCGCAGCATAAATCATCAAATACATTTGCCACGACAGGAGTATTGCATGCCCGGTGGACTAGGTCGGCCGCCCTTTGAGCCAAAGCCCGATCAGCGCCGCATGGTCAAGGCCATGACCGCCTATGGCATCCCGCAGCTGGATATCTGTAGTGTCGTCGGCATCAGCCTGCCGACCCTGCACAAGTATTTCCACCAGGAAATCGCCGTCGCCGCCGCCGAAGCCAACGCCAAGGTGGCGCAGACGTTGTTCAACGTCGCCACCCAGGGCACCGGCAAGGAAGCCGTGACCGCCTGCATCTTCTGGCTCAAGTGCCGCGCTGGCTGGTGTGATACCGAGGGCGGCATTGGCAAGAAAGGCGCGGCGGCCGAGGCCGCGAAGGCGGCTGGCACCGGCACCGACTGGGGCGATGACCTGCTCGGGCCGGATGCCCGGCTAAATTAGCGTCATCTGACAAAAAAAGGCGAGCCGAAGCCCGCCGAGAGGATGGTTGCATCTCCTGGCATCGCCAGGCCGGGGCGGCGGAATACCGCGCGCCGCTTCGGTCCGGCGCAGGTCTGGCTAGCGTGCCGGATGGAGGGGCGCGCCGAGCGCAGCCTGCAGATGAGTCTGGACCGAGGCCAGCGATGTGTAAACCGGGCCGGCCACCAACGCCACCGTGACCACCGCAAATGCCAGCAGCACAAGGCGCTGGAACAGCGCGGCCGCGGCACCGAGGCTCTGCAGTTTCATCTCACGTTGGAATTCGGACTGGCGCATGTGGGTCTTCCTGTTTCACCGTTGTTATGAACCGAATTAGCAACCAAGTCAATGGATGACCCGTGGAACACCGCGCTCCCGGACTGGGGGCACCGGCTTTTGAACGGCCTGCCGTTGGTGCCGAAGCTGCCGGACCTCGATTTCGACGAGGCGGCCAAGGCGCTGCGCATCTTCAAGCGGCTGCGGCTGCCGGATGTGATCGGCCGGCCGAGCATGGCTGAGGCTGCGGGCGAGTGGTTCTTTGCGATCGTGGCTGCGTTGTTCGGGTCGTATGACACGCGCCTGCATCGGCGGCACATCCAGGAGTATTTCCTGCTCGTGCCCAAGAAGAACTCGAAATCCAGTTCGGGCGGCGCGCTCATGGTGGTGGCACTGATCATGAACCGCCGGCCCGAGGCCGAGTTCCTGTTCGTGGCGCCAACCAAAGAGATCGCCGACATCGCGTTCAAGCAGGCGAGCGGCACCATCAAGTGCGATCCGGAGCTGGACAAACTGTTCCACCTGCAACGCCACGTCCGGCTGATCACCCATCGCAATACTGGCGCCAAGCTGCAGATCAAGGCCGCCGATACCGACGTCATCACCGGCTCCAAGGCGATGGGCACGATGATCGACGAGACGCACGTCTTTGCCAAACGGGCTCGGGCGGCGGAAGTGTTCGTCGAATTGCGCGGCGCCCTGGCGGCCAGGCCTGACGGGTTTTTGTTCCAGACAACGACACAGTCGAAGGAACCACCCGCGGGCGTGTTCCGGGCCGAGTTGCAGATGGCGCGCGATGTGCGCGATGGCAAAATCAGACTGCCGCTGTTGCCGATCCTGTACGAACTGCCGCACCACCTCTCGCGCGATAACGGCTGGCGCAACCCGCGTTACTGGCCGTTGGTCAATCCGAACCTGGGTCGCAGCGTGGATGGCGACTTTCTCGAGCGCGAGGTGATGAAGGCCGACAGCCAGGGGCCCACCGCCCTGGCGCTGATC